CATACTTGAGTTTGTTGAGGTTGTTCGTCTTGTGGTTCACCAGTATCAAAATAATTCCAATAAACTAATTCCTTCTCAAAGTCTCTTATTCCATGTACAAAGTTAGGTGCTTGATTTTGAATCTCAAAGCTAAATATAGTTTCTGGAATCTGCTCATCAATTCTTTTAATTCCATTAGCACCAGCTTGAATTACTCCACGATTGCTTATTGCTAATACACCTTGATCGAACACAACAGGACTGCTAGTTGATACAGATCCAAAATCAGATGAGATACGCTCAAAAATGAATGGCAATCCATACTCACCTATATATCTTAACTGCCACGTAGAATATTCAAAGAATACAATTAATGTGTTTCTATGAAATGCAACACCTACGATCTGCTCATTAGTAGGAGCGTCAATAAATCCGCCACGACCAAATAAATCAGATCTCCATGAATTATTTACATCTATTGGATCTCCAATCTGACTAAAACGACATCTAGAATAGAAGTTTGTTGCTGATCCTAAAGACGTACCTTCCCATGTATTTAAAGCAAGAAGCCTTCCATAATATGGAATAAGTAATAATGATTGAAAAAGATATGTTGTAGTAGCACTTGGAGGATTATCAGTAAGTTTAGGTGTAAAATCATTCCATACTGAATTATCAAAATACCTAATAGGATCTCTTGCAGGAATACTGGTATCGATATAATCATTAGTAACAAAGAAATACTTAAGATCTGGAGTTACACCTTGATAATTGGCAGCTACAAAGAAGTTTGTGTTTGTTCCATTAGACTGATTAGGAGCCGTCCAAATAGTACCAGGAGCTAATTCTTGAAATCCTCCACTTGTACCACCACCAACAAACTGATAAGCATACTTAGTATCAAAGAATACAGTGGCATCAATACCAATTAAATTCTGATCCCTCTTGAGTATTCCCATAACAGGAAGAGAAGGATAATAATTATAAGATAATGTTGTAGCATCTCCGACAGTGGCAGTAGTAGTTATTGTCATAACACCACTAACATAGTTTATTGTACCACTATTACCACCTGTTGGGCTAGTTAGTGTTCCATCACCTTGGTCTGTAAATACAATGTCAGGGCTATTGTGTATTATATAAACTACTGAACCTGGTTGAATTGTAGCGTTTGGTTCGTTGGAAGGTGCGTTAGTCTTAAGTAATCTATTAGATGCAAATGTTCCACCACTTACATATGCTCCAAAACCAGCAGCGTTTACACCTACAGTAAAGTTTAATGCATCTACTACTGTTATTGTAAATACAACATTATTGTATCCTGTTGCTCCAGTTATGCCTGTAATGATTACTTTATCGCCGTTTACTAGATTGTGAGGGTATGTAGTGGTTACTTTACCAGGATTTGCGTTATCAGCTGTAGAAACAAATCCTGTGATTGTAAGTATGTTTTGAGGTGTCCCAGATGCTAAAGAAAGAAACCAGTTAATATTAGAAAATAACCTTCTAAGACGTCCCATAGAGACGTCACCATCTCTTTTCTTAGTTCTTTTTCTAAATACATAAGCGTTTTGAAGATCTGACCAAGCCTCGTCAGGTAACATCAACGGTTTTTGATCCGTTGTTAATCCACCACCTGGAAATCCACCTATAAGTACTTGATGAAATGAACTCATTAGTATCCTATTGCTACCCAAAAAAATCTATTCCAATAGTTTGTAGCAAAACCTTGACTATAGGAAATTTTCCAATGAAATTGTAATTTATTGATTGCATTATTTGAATCAAGTCCAATTTGAACTTGTGCAGTCGCGTCTCCGGCTGGAGTTGTTCTATACATTAATTGTGTCCAAACACCTAAACATGCTGTAGGAAAATTATAGTTAGCAGTAGCAAACAATAAGTTAGCCTCATCACCGGCATTAAAAAGTTGTGATGAACCTGAATGAGTACCAAAAACATAACCCCATTGAATTAATATACCACCAATCCATTGAAATCCATTAGTCGCAGCTGAATTTCCTGTTAATTGAGATAATCCTCCCATTCCTGTAAGTGCATATAATTGTGTATCTCCATTTGATGGAATTGCTGGTGTTGTAACGCCATTAACAATCAATGTTCCAGGAATACCCATTAATACTTGATTTATCCCAGCTACTGTTGATGCAGTAGTTTGATTTTGTCCGTGTATAATAGCGTGATAACCAGGATTTGGTTCGCTTGTGTTTTGATGATCTACATCTAAAGTATTATATGTACCATCTAAGTTATTTCTAATTTGTGTTTTAGTATTACCTAGGGAAAAACCATCTGGTGGATAACCTGGAGTATATGCAGGAAAAGACATAGATACCTCTTATGAAACTGCTACAGCAGCTATTGGCTGCGTATCGTTTGGATGTTTTAATATTTTCTTAGCTTTTGCAGTCATACCATGTTTAGATGGTTTCTTGACTTCTTTAAGTTTTTTTTCTTTGCCTTTAATAACTACCATCGTGACCTTAAGTTGTAGAATTTCCTTTAAAGAAAGTATTAGCTCCCATCTTCACAGGTTTGTTAGACGGTGTGACTACTTTTTTCTTTTTGACGACTGGTTTTTTTATCTTCATACGGAACCCCCACTACCACCACCAAATAATCCACCACTTCCATAATTATAAGTAAGCTGGTCGGTATAGATTGTTTGAATACGTTCAGTGCCTATTTGAGCATATGTCCTAGTCTCAATGACATCATAACGCTCTTTAAGCATCTTATCAATGAACATGACACCATCAGAATCTAATCTATCCTCGAATATCTTCTTGGCAGCACCAACAGATACTATTTCCCACCATTCAGCTAATTCAGGATTACCAGCTTCACCTTGAGCAAGTAGTGCTTGTATTGGCTGTCTATAACAAGTAAGTTCAACAGTGTAACCTTTATCTGGAACGGGAGCTAGTGTTAGCTGGTTCTGATAAAACATAACTGATAGAGGAATAGATAAATTCTTAGGATTGTATTGAATCGTTATTGGAGTTCCTGAAGGTATATTTTGAGAGAAGTAAAGATTAGTTACTTGTCCTGTCCCATAATCTATAGTACCAACAGGATTAGGTGAAACACCTGAAGCATTATAGTAGTTCCTATAGTATGTCCATCCATATTCTTGATTCGTATCATTTGATGTTTGAAATATCTCAATTAGATTACCCTTACCATCATCAGTAACGTTAACAGTGTTAAGATTACTAATATTAGCTGTAATGAGTATGTTCTGTACTCTAGATTGAGGAAAGTATAGAGATGGATTAGCTTGTGGTCCCGGATCGTTGTTTATGCTAGGTACTAGAGGTGATGCTGTCGTTTGGAATGTATAAGCGCTATTAGTTCCCGATCCACTTGCAACAGTGTCTATTTGCTGCCAGTTGTAATTTACTCCATAAAAGCTCCATGGATCAGTAAATAACTTAATCTCACGCTTAGCGCAACGGCAAGGCATAGAAACAGTATTATAGATCTGACTGTTAAATGGATATACCTCTTGGCCTTCTACAGTCGTAAAAGTATAAATATCCTTTAACTTTAATGACCTAAACTTAGCTGGAAGATCGTAAAGATAGAAAGATTGCATATAGTTTACAATCTGTGTATCAGTGATCTGGAAATTATTGGTAGATCCAGTGAGTTTTCTAGCCTTAGTAATGGCATCTGCCAAAGTAGGGAAACTTGGAAAAGTAGGTACAAACGTCATATTATCGGCTCGTTATCAAATGCATCTTCTAAAGTTGTTGCCGCTTGTCCTTCAATTTTAGCTGATCCGGCAGGAACAGCTACACAAGGAATTTGCGGATCTTGAGTATATATAAACGGATAGAAATTCAAAGTGTCAACATCTATCGTTACAGTATCCGGTGTTAATGCAATTACCACTGCTTTTTGATTGTTTAGCTGTATCATTCCGTTAGCCGGAGGTATTCTAAAACTAATCCATTCCCATAATGTAAAATTATGATTAGTAGTAAAGGTAACAACTGGCTGTTGATCCTGAGTAATATTGCTAATATACTGCAAATTAGGAATGAAATTAGCCCCGAAAGGGGGGCCAAAATCAGAGGGTATAAAACTACTCACAAAACATCCGTTGGTGTAAATCTACATCTTGATATTGTATCATAAGATCTAGCTGGTTTTGAACCATCATTTGATAATTCAAGGTTATATTTTCTAACTTTCTTCTTAGTACCATTGAGATGCTTGATAATACCCATTGGAAGGTCACATATNTCACCATGAATGATTCTAA